ATGTTTCAAAAATACCATCAACTGAAAAAGTGCCTGTTGGTGAAGAAACCGCTGTAACTGTACTGCATTTTGTTACAGTAGTAGTAACAGAAGCTGAACCCTCATAGCTTGAAGATGTTTCGCAAATCACGTTCAGGTATGCTCCTGTTGTGCCGCTTTCACGAAGCTGTAATGTAACTGATGAACCTAAAATAGCTGCCATTGTTTATTTTTTAATAGTCAAAAATATTTGTTTAGTTATGCTTTATTGTTTTACTTGTCAACTTACTTCTCCAATACTATTTGTGAAAATCTTGTAAGCCTTCTGATTATTTTCTTTGTATCGGTATCGAATACAGGGAAATGCTGCGAACTTTCTTTTTTTACGTCTATCACCTGAAAATCTGAACTGTCTGCTATTCCTGTTGTATCTCTTGAAGGTTTTACTAAGTCTAAAATCTTCCCGGTAATTACATCACAAGGCTCTTTCATTTTGGGTTGCGGGTCGCTTGCTGAATACATCTTTGTATTGAAGGTTGTAACCACATCAATTAAAATAGTAACCTCGTTGAAGAACTTAGCTTTTACAGGAATATAAGCATCGGTTAAAGTGGAAATGATAATGTAAAAATCGTTGCCTGTTTCATCTGCTTCCTCATCGTAAACGGGTATAGTTGTACCGTTGTAGGTGATAGCCCCCTGCAATAAATCGAAATAAGAATCCCGTATAAATTTTATGCCGTCTTTCATCGAAAGCCTCTCCCTTTTAAAATGTTTTTAATGTTCTGCCCTAATTTTGGCCTTTCCTCAAACCACGAATTAAAAAAGAACGGTTGCGGTTTAATACCTTTCTTTAAAATAGACCATGCCACCGCATTTGCAACCATTAATAAATCCGCTTTCTTTGTTCTGCTTCTGCCAGTATAAGAATTAGTAATTCTTGCAAGCCCTTTTCTTTTAACCCAATCCAAAATTGCATTTAGGAAATCGTAATAATCCCCCCATTTCATCCCCTTAAATTGTTGTGCATAAGCACTTAATTCAGATGGAACTCTTACTTTGCCTCTTGTCCCAAACTCTACAAAGGGGGCATATCTTGCATTTGAAAACATCACAAAATTGCCGCTCTTTTCTTTTTTGTAGTTTGTCATTTGAGCCAATGCACCCATATCTTTTGGCGCACGACTTTTAGCTTTAGCTATTACTGATTCACAAGTATCCTCAATTTGTGCATCAATATCTTTAGCTAATGTTACAGGAAACGAATCACAAGCCTTTATCAGCTTATCCAATCCTGTTACTTTAAAACTTACTGCACTTGCCATTAACTTATATCTTGTGAGGTTGCTACTATTCGCCAATATTTGCCTTCAGGGTTATTTATCAACTGACTGGCAAACTTATCCTCTGCTCTTACTCTATCCACTCGGTCTATGCTTTGAATTATGTATGTCCTGTTATTGTACTCAATCATTGCCCGAATAGAAATATCCAACGCTGAATCATACCGTATTAAAAACTCATAAGAAGTCTTAAAAGCCGCTTTATTTGCGTCAAAAGACTTCGTTTGGCTAATAGTGTTTATTTGCGCCCACACTTGTCCAATTTGTGTTGATTGCGGTTCTACACCATCAACGCCTGTTGAATAAGAAGAAACTACTATATTGACCTTACGGCTTACACCAATCCCCATTATAAATTAGATAAATCTTTTAAATCCTTTGCATTACTCATTAATTCTATTGGCATACTGTCTGAATCGTCTCCACGATTTTCATACAACCACAACAGAACACGTTTTAAGTCGGTTATAAGCCCTTCATCTGAACTTCCTAATGTTGTATAGGCGATTTCATAAGTTGCCCCGTAAGCAGGTTTAAAATGCTTCTTATAATAGCCTACTAATTGATATTCATCTGCGTCTAAGGTTTCCCATTCATTTGCACCTGTGCCTAAGTCCTGACCCTGCAAAACTCTTACTTGTGAAACACTATTGATAGGGGAATAGGGAAGTAAAAAATATTCTTCAATCCGTCCAGTTAAAACGATGGTTTTATTTACTAAGGAAAGCGTAGTAAAACGCTCAATCTTTTTTCTTGCTAATGTGATTAAGTCGGTAATGATAGTATCATCATCTTCCGATGTTACTCGTAACCAATCTTTAGCCGTTTGGAGTGTAACGGGTTCTGCCCCGTCTGTTTCTTTGATTTCCCAAATCTCGTTCATGTTAGCAAATTACTAACTATGAAAGGGGTGTGTTCTTATGCTGTCAACTTAACAAAAACTGTTCTAACTCATCCCATTTAGGGGCTAATTCTTTTGCTCTTTTTAGCCCTTTCTTTGCCCACTTGTTATAATAGGTTTCATCGGTCATTAATTTCTTCAATTCTTTAACGATTGAATCAGTATCTTTTCTATCTACAAAAATACCTGCGTAGCTTAAATTTTCTTTTAGCCCTTCGGTTGGTGTGGCTATTACCGGAATACCGTTTAGCATTCCTTCTGTTGCGACTAATCCCCAACTTTCATAATGTGATAACATACATAAAACCGCCACATCTTTATAATACTCTCTTATGTATGGTGTAGGGTTAACGGTCTTTACATTGGGCAAGGTCGAAAGCAACTGATTATCATAGCTTCCTTTGATTGCTAAAAATTGATATTCAGGCATCTTCTTAGCTACTGAATAGAAATGTGCTGCACCTTTATTGTGGTTTAAATTAACCATTGCAATGTATTTCTTCTGCCTGTTTTCTGCTATGGTATCGGTATTTACAGGCGGCGGGAAAACGATTGAATCCCATTTGTAGTTTAGATTTTTCTTAGTCCATTCAGCATTATAAATGACTTTAGTAGGGCAGGGGCTATCTGTTACACTTGGGTAAGTAATATCGTTGTGAACAATATGCACAAACTTTTTATTTCGCTTCGCACATTCCCATGCAGTCCATTTGTTATAATCTAAATGAGATAAAACAACGTCTGCCCAATCAAATAACCTTTCAATCATGTAAGGGTCAGGAGGAAACACCATCACACCTTCGAAGTCATACATTTCAGTAATCTTGTGCTGGTTTGCTTGGTGTAAGATTATCTTTACTTCATGGCCTCGTTTTATCATTTCCTTTGCCATGCTTCTTACATAAGATTCCGCACCTGCACTATGGCGGGGGTAGTATAAGTGGATTGAAAAAAGTAAGTTCATAGTATTAACCAGTCTTTGTGATAAATGTCTTTTGTTTCTAAGTCCACACCTTCGCCAAACCATCTACGGGGTGCTACTACTTTCTTTTCAGGATGCTCCGCTAATAACGCTGCCATTGCACTAAATGAACTATTGGCAATGATGAAGTTTCTGCACCGTTTCATTAGTTTAAAATCTTCCAAATAATGATTGCTTCTATACTCACAGTTCAATCCAATTCGCTCTTTGGCTGCTTCAATGTCATCGGTGAAAACAATGTATTTAGAATTAGCTGGCATTAACTTTATAGCCTCCCGGTAATACTCTGTTGAGCATCGTGGGTGATAGCCGCCTTCTGTATAATCGCCTGCCCTAAAATGTATAGCTACACAATCATTTTGCGGTGGTTCATCTTTCATAGTGAAGTAAAAGCGAATTTCATCCATGCAATGCTCAAAAAACTTAGGGGATTGCAAATGAGCGTGTATGTTCCAATCACCACTACTTAACTGAATATCTCTATAGCCCCAAAAGTAGGGGTACTCTTGCCATTGCCTGCCGTCGGGAATAGAAGGTAAAGGGTTTACAAACCATTCGTTATAGTCTGTTATTTCACCGCCAAATAAAGCGTTGTCGTAGTTCTTCCATTTCGGGAACCCGTATTGCAACCCGTTCTTAGTGGCAATGCCTATCACACCTGCAATGGTGTAAAGCTGGTTTCCATACCTCCCAAGTCCTCCCGTTCCTATGCTTAGGCTTGTAACCATGTTGTATCAAAAGTTTTATCTGCTTCAGGGAATAAATGAGCTAAGTCATTGCGAATGTATAAGCAGTTACCTGTGTGGCATAAAAGCGTGTAGCCTTTTTCATCTGCTAACTTATTCATCAAAGAAAAGTTGCAGCCGTCTTTAAGGCTAAAGAAATCTTTGTCAGGGTCAACGCTGGAGTTAATCTCAACTATCACCAATATAGGTTCGCTTTTGTATGCTTTCCATAACTCATAATCTGCACCGTCCGTATCGAAAGACGCAATAGAACATTCGGGTAATTCATTTACGTTTTCCTTAGTGATAAACTTTTTAATTATTCCTTCCTCTTGTGGGTCGCTGTCAAAGAATATACAGTTCCATCCCTTTTCTTCTAAGTGGTAAATATTAGAGCAGTAAGCCTTAGTCGGTGCGCCAAATTCAACGGCTACGTTAAAAGTGGGTTGCACTCGTTTAATTACTTCATCAATGATACCTGATTCACCGTTTTGACTGTACTTGCCGTTGTGTTTAAAATTCTTCATTTCTTTTCCTATGGTGGTTAAATATGATAGGGTAGTTATCGTTTGAGTATTGCTCTATTTTATCATAAGTAAATGCACCGTTTGAATAGGAGGCAGGCCACCATCTTAATTTGTAACCGTATTTAATCTGTAAGCAGGTTAAAATTGCTTGGTCATGGCGATGTTCCTGAAAAGTAGGGTAGTTAGGTAGTTTACTTGGTGTGTCATCTATGAAGTCAGGCATTTGACAGTATACCAACCACTCCTTTACAAATCTTCTTGTATTGTCGTTTACTTTAAAGAAGATAACCGATGCTTGAATTTGTTTTAAATTATCTATTTTATTGTTTGGGATGATTCTATCTATCACATCCATCTTGCACCAATCCACATGATTCCAGTTATTCCCAAAAAAGAAAATATCTTCACCCATCTTTTCAATGATGTGGCTTACATTGTTGATGAACTCCACACCTGCATCCGCATAAACAACAACATCGTTACGTTCCGCAGAAAGCAAATGCCTGAATATTAAATACGGTTTCCATAACCAATACCCAGCACCTCTTTCCTGTGTTAATATGTTATTATTGCAATATTGAAAGGTTTTATCAATATGTGTTTTATCTGCACAAATAGCTGAATGAACACCGTTTGCTTTAGCAGACTTACAACACAATTCACCTGCCTTACTCATGTTTTCTGTTGCGTAGGTTATTAAGTGGATCATTTATCAAGTTGTTTAGCGATAAAAATTATTAATGATGAAAATAATGCAACAATAAAAAGCCATACTAATCTTGATATTATGGCAAATTTTAAAGTACGCCCATCAATTTTTACATCAAGATAAATCAGTAAAGAAAATAGTATTACTGCTATGGTTACTAAAAAAATAAATCCTTTCATGATAATTTAGATTGCGTGTGAATAATACCGTAATCAGCGTGGGTTTGCCATAAATCGGAAAAGTCAGGCCGTTGGGTGCAGATAAACGGTTTGCAGATATAGCAATTAAGGTTTGGCTGTACCGTTTCCCGTAAAAAGTCATCATAGATTTGTGAAGTTTCAGGATAATACCTGTTCAATATCCATTGTGCCGCTTTAGGTGTGTAGATTACCGCATGAGTAGTCCATGTTTCTTTAACACGCCACCAATGACCGCTAACGTGCTTTAGGTTGTCCATTACGTTACCGCCCAAGTATAACACATCCCAATCTTCGGGGGCAGTTGCTAAAACTTCATTTAGTTTATCACTTACAAACATCACATCATCTTCAAAGACTATTGTAGGTTCAAATGAGTTCTTTACAATAAATTCAAGTATTGCCTGTTGTGAGTAGTTAAAAGAAACAGAAGGAATGTCATGTTCAATGGCTGCAAATCGTTCCACGTTTAATCCTTGTGCCTCAAATTCCTTTTGCGCTTTTGCCCATCGGTCTGTACGTTTGTTAAGATTAAGGCAGATTGCTTTCATGTTCATGTAAAATTATGTAATATTTTATCAACTAAAAAGGGCAGGGAATAATCCCCGCCCCGAATCCTACAACATGAAAACCGAATTACGAACCGATAGTTCCGTAAACTGCTGCTTTTGGTTGGAAACTCAATAATTCAATACGAGCCTCACCACGATAGGTAACGATGTTCTTGATGAAATCATCTTGGTCAGTTTCTGTGCTTCTTACTGTGAAACCGCTTGCTTGTGCAATAGCAAAAGCATCTGTATTCAACACATAGAAACGGCCAGTAGTAACCTGAACGTGAGGGATAACGCTGATACCTGCAATACGAACACTACCATCA